TCGCACATATCGGATGTCTTAGCCACATAGTAGATAATAGCCGTAGGATTGGCCTCCACGAAAGTAGAGATCTCCTCATCCGTCAATTTCTTGGAAGTAGCGGCAATATACAAACCTGATCCCTTGATCTGACTCATCTTATTAACCGTATCGGCTACAACGTTAGGCAATGACTCCACCGTAGTAGACATATCAACACCGTCATCCTCCAAGGAGATAGAATACAGATAACCACCCTTAACCTCGGTATAGTTAGGAGGACAATCCGTACATCCTTTCATGATAGAGATCAGACGTTGAGTATAATCAGCCGGTTTAGCGCCTTTCTTCATCACCTTATAACGTGACATGCTACCCTCGATAGTCTCACGTACGATCTTCAATCCTGGATATTGAGCGCGAACCTCAGCTAATGCCAGATCATCACCAGTATCGCATACCTCCATGCAATAGAAATTGACATCCTCCGTCTCAGGCTCAGTAGCCTCATTAGTACATCTTGTAACCGGAATGATATCAATATAATCGGATAATTTACCACCACCGGCAATAGGTTGGTTCTTCATCCGCTCGATACACTTCAATACGGCGGGTAACAAATCAACCTCCTCGCAAGGATCGCATTCCTCGCATTGATTAGGGGTATTGTCACAATCATCCAAAAGGATAGCGTCATTGATCTCAACACGACCT